AAAGGGACATACTCCATAATCATTTAAAAACCCTCCGGCACCAAATACATTTGTTCTCCATAAACGACGATTTGCTTTATCAATATAATCAATTGTATTGAATACAACTTTATTTTGAATTGGACTTGATGTGGGTTGACTTATTATTCTATTTGATTGAAGATTTTTTGCTTCTATAATTTGAATAGAACCATTTACATCATCACCACCACCATCAAAAAATTCAATTTTGTCATATCTATTACTATCTGGACCATAAAAAGTATTTCTATTTGCAAGTCTTGGTGTTCTTTGAGTATCTACAAACGTAATAGGACCATATTCCCTATTTACTTTAAAAACAGATTTTGCGCTTACAGTTCCTCTTGTTGCCCAATTACCGTCTTCTTTATTTTTTTCTAAAACAATTGGTTCTCCATCTGGATTTGGAATAATTGCTTTTGAAATTGCTATTCCATAACTATTCGGATCATCTTTCCAAATCAAAGAAAGAGTTACTTCAGTTTCAACATTTCCACCAACTATTAAGTAATATCCATCACTTTTAAGAATAAAATCTGCTCCCGCTACTTGGGTTTCTACTTTATCTTGTATTACTTTAGTTTCATATATGGGAGTATTTTCCAAATCAACCCTAATTTTATGAACTCCGGCAGGCAAAGTTTTTCTTTGTGGATTTACTGCTGCATTAAAATTGCCAAGATCAAAAAATTTTAATCCATCAACGTATAATGTTGCTTTATTATCACACAATCCCCTAAAAACATATTCTCCGTCACGAGGAAAATCATCTTCCCATTCAAAAGTAAATACTCTTCCCGCAAAATCACTTCCAGGAACATTTGATGGAGAAACTGGGGATACTGCATAGGAATTCATAAATTCATTCCATGCAACAGGATTTTTTACTCCATCCTGTCTTTGTTTTCCTAAGAATGGTTCATCAGTTACATCATACTTTCTAAAAGATTGACTTAATGATCTAATTCTTTTTGGAGTATTTTTTCTTGTTGTCCAGAATGGATTTTTTCCTTCAGTAACTTCTTTTTGATATTTTTCAATTTCTTTTTGAATTGGATCTTCAGTTACTTCCGTATAAGTTTTTGGATCCCAAGGACCCAAATCTTCTCCATTGGGACCCCAATTTCTTCCATACCCAACAGTTGTATCAGGACATATTTCATATTCTTCAAAGTCTGCTTCATTATCATAGGTTTCCAGTGTCTCAGTAGTTTCTCCAAGAACAGCAGTAAGTACTGCACCATTACCAATTTGACAGGCATCTTTTGCGCCAACAAAAGGTTCGTATTGATATCCAAATCCACCTTCTATAACATCTACTGCAAGTATTGCTCCATCAATACCAACAACTGCATTTCCTTTTGCTCCTACACCACCTCCACCAGTAAAACTAATGGTAGGAACGCCACATTCTACAACTGTTTGAGGTCCCCCACAAGTATTTGCAGTAGAAACAAGATCATTTGGTGTTAATTTGTTTACCTCATTAATATTCAAATATTGAATATTGTTATTGCCGTTTCTAAAAATAAATGTTGTGCCTGGATTTTTTTGGGCATAATTATTTGCTTCACAGATAGTTACACCCGTCACATATCCAGTATCAGTAGAAATATATCCTACCTTAATATCATCTTTTGACGCAGGTCCAAATAAATTAGTCGGCATATCTTTTTCTGATTAATAATATTTATCCACCAATTCGGGTAAATCCAGGAGTTTGATTTGCAGTGACTTGTGCTCTTTCAGCAGGTGTAGATGGTTTGTCACTAAAATCAACGTCTGGTGTTGATTTTGAAGGTTCTTTAAATGGTACTGTTGGTGCTGGGGTTGATGGAGTAGGATTATTTGCCGCTTTATCAACTTCAGCAGCTCTTGGTAATTGTGCTGGTTCAGTAGCACCTCCACCAGTAGCTAAACAATATTGATCCGATACTGCACAATTTGGTTTCAAATCACTTGGAAATACATTCAAAATGATATTTGCAAAGTTAAGAGCTGATGTAATGCTTCCACTAATTCCACCAACTATAGATGCAATATTATTGACAGCACCAGAAACTTCTGCCAATTCAGATTGAATATCTGAAAGAAAATTATTAATATTATTCAGAACATTATCAACGGATTTATTCATCTCGTCCATATTTTGTCCAATAATACTTCCGCTCAATTCTTCTACAGAGCAAATAGGAGTAATTGTGGTAGTACCATTTGTTGGAATGGTAGGATCTTCTTCATCTGGATCAACTTCTTTTGGAGTGGTTTTATTAAGAACTTTATCCAAAAATCCTTGTATTTGACTACAAAGATTATTAGTAATTTTACTGTATACTGCATTAAGAATTTGATTGATAATTTCTTTAAGATCACTATACTTATGTCTTTGATTTGGATATAATAAATCAACTGTTGGTGCCAATGCTTTATTAATTTTTTTCAGAACATATTCAAAAATTTTATCAAAAATAATCTTCATATATTTTGCAATCTGACAAGCAGCATTTGCAATTATCTCTTTAAGAGATGTTATTCCATTTGTAACTGCATCAATATAACTTTGTGCTGCTGCCAAATACTTATTAATATCTTTTGTAAGATTTTCAATAATTGTCTTAATTGCTTTTAATGAAGATCCAGTCATATCACACGGATTCATTAATACAATTTTTTTAGTATAATATTCTTGCCTTTTTACATCACCAGCAGTTATGACGTGTGGATTATCTGGTTGTTCAATTGTTGCTCCAGGTGCTGCTCCAGATTGTGGAGAATTTGCAAACTTGCAACGATCTTTAATTCCTTTAGCAACTGCTTTTTGAACAAAGGCATCTTTATTTGGTCCAGTCAGTCCTCTTGCTTCTGCTTCTCGTAATGCACTCTGTTGATCTGCGAATTGTGTCTTACTTAATGGCAAGTCTGAACGGAGACCAAATTCATTAACCTTAACACCAGGAGGAGCAGAAGCACATTCTGCAGATTGTTCTGGAGTTGTTGGTTTCTTTGTGCCCAATCCAGTATCGGGAACTTTTGGTTTTGCTTGTTGTTGTGGAGGTTCTTTTCCTTCTGCATATCCACTTGTTGCAGCAAAATTTTGTTTTGTTGTTCCAATCTTTGTCGCAAGTGCAGTCTGGGAATTATTTCCAAGTATTCCCATAATTACAGGAACTTGCTGATCCTGACCATCAAGGAAAAATCCAAATACAAAATTTCCTTGTCTCAAACTTGGGGTTTCACTTGCATTTGTCTGACCACCACCAGCAGTGATGGGGTACATCACCTGAGCCCAAGGAAGTTGATCCGAAGGAATTGTTTCTTCTTCTTTATCGTGAAGACCAATAATTCTGACTTTGTATCTGCGACCCCAACCAGGAACTTCATCTTTAGTTTGATGTTTTCCTGGCAGCATATTATCGCGCCAGGTGGAGTCATCAGCAATCTGTCCAACCCACCAATTAAATGATGCTCCCAAAAATCCTGAATTGAATAATGCAGTTCCTTCCATCACTTATTAATCATAAATTCTACATTCAAGTGCTTCTGGATTAGTATCACAATACAGTTCTAATGGTGATGGATCATGATGATCATCTGGATGATTTGCCTGATATCTTTCCAATGAGGATAATTCATCTTCCAGATGGCGACGCCTCTGACTATTTGTATTTGAATTATCTAATTCATTCCTATCATCATCTATGTGTTGCTGAAGAGTCCTATTACTCATAATGGTATTTTCCCAGATGTGTGATTGCCAATTCTACCAAACGAATCTCTTACCAAATTAAGTTTAGTATAAGTTTCTTTTGTAGAAATATAGTGACATAAATCTGCTATAATATATAGACCTCCATATTCCTTGTTTATTTCTTCATCTGCATCTGAAAGTTGTTTTGTATCAATAAGAACAACATCTCCTGCGTGTAATGAAAAGTCTCCAGGTATTGTGACTGTGCTTTTAGCAGAAAATAATTGGTTATATCTCATAATTGATTGATTTAAGATCTTCTTTGGATCAAAATTTTGTTCCTTTGATTTTTCTATTTGCTGAGAAGTATCTCCAGAAGGAAGTGATCCCTTGTCAATTAACATATATGTTGTTCTTGAAAAATCTTTATTTTTTCCTTCTTTATTGAATTCGGGATTTAATACTGGTAATTCTTTTCCACCAAGCTTTAAATCTTTTTCTTTTTCCTTTGCATTTGGAGTAATGACTTCATAGTAGCAATTAAATGGATCAAATAAAATTGTACGAGTTGAGAATGCTCCCATTTTTAATTTTTCTTTAACATCAACACGATTATCCTTTGAATACTCTAAAGCCTTTACATCATATCCTGCAGGTATATTATCTCCTCTTGAATCTGGTGATTGATTAAAGGTAATTGACTTTTTCTTTTCTTGACTCAACAAAGAGTCAATTGATTTGAATTTAAATCCCTCTGAAGTTTCAAAGAAAAAATAACCAGCAGTACTTCCATCTGCTCCGGGTAATTGCGGAACTGCTTTTTTTGATAACCAGTTCATCGCATAATATGGTTTTTTATTATTGCCAATGAAGTTATAGTTATTAGAGGTTTCTTCAATATCAAGTTTCTTTTGAGTATTGATTCCATTACTATCTGTCAGAATTTTTTTAATATGATCAGATATTTTTCCATCAAATCTTGTATTTAATCTTACCTTTTCATTCATAATAAACTCTTTAGATACAAGATCTAATTGAACCATAGATTTTGTCGTATCATCAGATAAAGGAGTAACTTTATTTACATATAAAGTTAAATCTATCTGTTGATCATTATTGTCTTTAAACTTTACATAAACTTTTTCTTGTCCAACAAGAGGCAATCCTTCAATAACGGTTTTATTATCAATTGCATTTCCAGAATCAGCAAATGTTACAGTTGCTTTTATAGTATCTTGCAAAATACTTTCATAATACATCAGACGAATCGTTCCTCCTGTAATGCTTACAGTCTTACTCTGATCTTTATTTGATACAATATCCAGTCTTTCAATAAAAGACGGTTCTGCACTTTTTGAGATTATCTGTTTTGCCATTTTATATTACCTCTTATTTCTATTTAACCACCCATTTCCAAAGCATCAAATGGATCATAAGAATCTCCTTCATCTCCACCCATCATCATAACACCTCCACCAGACATTTCCGAATCATAATCACTTTCACCTCCAGATGATGGCATAACAATTGTTTGTGGTGACATTGCATCATAAGGAGCATATTGCTGAATTGCTTTCATTACTCCTTTGTGATCTTTTGCTTGGTTGATAGCAAGAAGCATATCTCTTGCTGGACCAGAACTATCAGCATCAACAACTATTTCACTTCCTTTCTCCCCCAACATTGCAAGGTGAGGACCAGCAAGGGTCTCTCCGCCCTTTGCATATGCCTGTAATCCACCTTCTTGGGGCGCTTTTCTTCCTTTTTCATCATAACGACCGTGAGCAACAAATGAATTTGAACCCAAAATATCCGCACTAACACCAAATCCATTTGGCCTATATGCCATTCCCGTAGTCTGTAATGGAAACGGAACTGGTTTTTCATAATCAACTTGCAAATCAATACCTCCTTGAGATCCAGAGGCAGTATGTGCTCTTTGAGCATCACCAACTTCTTTACCAGATTTATAATATACTCCTCTTCTACCATCATAAACACGACTTCCTTTGCCTATGAAATAATCAACAACTTTTGCTGCAGTAGATCTAGCATCTGCATTATACTTGGATTGTAATATTGTGCCTTTAACTTGACTTCCCGGACCAATGTGGAAGTGAACTCCACGCGAAGCGCCGGAGTTGCCTTGAATAAATTTTCCACTTCCCCCTAAAGTTCCAGCAGCACCTTCGCCAGAAAAAGATGCTGTTTCCAATGGTTTTCCTTGATCATCTTTTCCAGATGTCATATACTTCAAAACGCCTTTGGCACTACTTAACCTCCTATCAATAAATCCACCACCTTCCTGTCCTTCATATTTTGCAATGTTTCTCATACCACCTGCTTCATAAATTCCAACAAATGTTCTCACTGCATCTGTAAGATTCGTCGTCTTTTTCAATTCACTAATTGCAGAGCCATATCCTTTTTGTTCGATTTCCCATTTAAAAACTTTAAGATTATCCTCAACTGTCCATGGTCTTGGATTATCTTTCATACCAAGATATATCAATGCTCTATTTAATCTATCATTTGGACCTCCTCCTTGAGTATTTGTCCATTGAGCAAATCCATATCCTTTGGATTGTGGTGCATTATATTCTGGCGCACCTCTTTTTCCACCTTCCTTAATATCAGGAAATCCAGATCCAAATCCTTCTCTTAGCCATGTGCCAACAATTGCTGCTGCTTGGAAATCTTTTAGTCCAAACATTTGTTGCAATTTTTTTGAAAGTTGTACTGATTTTGATGCAAGATTTCCATTAAGTTCCATTCCCCCTGCACCAGTATCTTCAGAACCAGGACCAGTGCCAGGTCCGGATGGTTTTTCTGATTCCGGTCCTTTCAATCTCAAATTATCTTGTATTTCTCTTAATGTTTTTTGCGCGTTATTTTCCGTTGATTCTTTAAAAGACTTTGCAACCCAATCACTAATATCACCACTTTGACTTATTGCATCTAAAGTTTTTGGATCAACAAATCCACCTTCGGCAAATGCAGCAGCAAGTCCACCTTTTAATTTGCCTTCATTCAATCCCTTTGAAACTAAAAGATTAATTCCAAGACCAACATTCTCGTAATCTTTTTGAGTTGGTTTTTGTCCTAAAAGGATTTTGGAAGTAATTGCAAGAATTGGTCCAAAGTAATCACTCTTTCCAAGTTCTTTTCCAGTATTTTCAATCACCTTGAATGGATTCATCATGTCAATAGCATTTTGAGCCGCTTTAAGTGGATTAGGAAATAATCCAAATATTTTATCTTCACCACCAACATCAGCACCTGGTTGCATTTCAATTTGTCCAGGTTTTCTTGGCGCAAGTTTTCTTTTATATTTTCCTTTCTTTGTATTTAAAGTTCTTCTTTTTTGTCCTTTTGCTGTACCACCACCTAACATGCGTTTGGGTTTATCTTCTAATCCAAGTTTTTTGAGAAGTTCATCAGATGCATAACCAGTTCCTGCAGATGAAGCAGTTGCAGCAACGACACCTCCAAATAGAGTTGCAATTGCTGCAGGAGTTGCAGCTCCACCAGTAAAAATTTCTTCAGCAATCGCAGCAGCTCCAGTCGCACCAAGAACTGTCTCAAATACTGCCATGCTCAATCCAGCACTAATGATAGTGCGAACAGCATCTTTATATTTTTTTTGTTTAACTAAACCAACAACTTCAAATACTGTGGGAATTAATGCAGCAGCTTCCAATCCTCTTCCTACAAATTTTAATGCTCCTGCTGCTTTAGGACCTTTTAATCCGTTAAATATTCCACCAAATAATCCTCTTTCAGCAGGTCCACCTACAGTAACTTTTGCTCTTGGTTTTCCTCCAAAAAATTCTGGCAATCTAAATCCACTTCTACCACCACGTCCCTCAGTTATTGTAGGGCGTTCTCTTAATGGATTGCGAACATCAAATCCACTTCCTGCACGTCTTCCGCCACTTTCAGTTACTTTAGGTCTAAATCTTTCTCCAGGTTTTGGTCTTGGTGTACCATTTCGGCCGCGGTTGCGCCCACCACCAGATCCACCAGAATTAGCACTGAGCATTCCTGCAATAATTGCAAGATTCAAAAATTTATTTAATAATCCAGAAAGTTCATCAAATTGTTTTGCCCCACCTTCTCCAAAAAGATTTTTCATAAATCCTCTGGTGGCATCATATGCCTTATATCCCCAATCAATAAAAGTCACTAATCCATCTAAAAGTTTTCCTCCAATATCCAAAACAAAATCCGATGCTTTTCCAATAAAAGAAATTACTCCTTTTAATTTTGGTAGTTGATCTACAAGTCTTACTGCAAAATATCCAAGAATAATATTACCAATAAAATTTTTAATCCAATCCAAAAATCCCATTCTTGGGACTTTTGGCATTTTTATTTTTCCTTTTTCTGCCTTTGGTTTTGTTTCTAATTTTGACTCTAATTCAGAAAATCTTTTCTTTTCGCCTTCCTTTCTTTTAATATCAAGTTCTTTCTTTTGAGATGCTATTGTTCCTTTTAATAGTTTATCAATCTCAATAACTTTTACTTTTATAATGCCAATATTCTTTTGCGACTTTTCAGAAATAATCGCAACAGAACCTTTAGAAATCTTAGCAACTTTTGCTCCTCCCTTTGATGATGGTAAAAACTTTTGAGTATTGATTGCCATCTTATCTCATCAATCCTAATGTTTGAGTTTTTGATCTCATACCAGGAGCACCTGCAGTAAAGTTTGGAACTTTAGATTTAGGAGCACCACCGGGTTTACCTTTTGGACGTGATGGAACTGGAGGTCCATAAACAACTTTTGCTTGCGGTTTTGCAGGAGGTTTAACTGGTTTTGCAACTGGTTTTGATTTTGCCAGTTGTGCTGAATTTTTGGATTTATTTAATCCTTCCGCAACTACTATACCACTTCCACCAGGACGCAAATTTGTCCATCCTTTAGCCTGAAGAATTCTAAGAACTCCAGAAAGTCCCTTAAATGCTGCTTCTGTAACATTTCCACTTCTTAGTCCTTTTCTACTTTCAGAAAAATATTGAGTTGCAGTTTTATTTGAATCATATACATCATTAGTTATAGCTTTTCCATTTTTTCCAACTTTAAAGTTAAATTGACCTAAAGCTAAATTTGCAATTCTATCATTCATAAATCTATTGTATGTTGGTTGTCCTAAACCAGCCGCACCAACTCCAGACTGCCCATGTTTTCTATAATATTCTACAGCTGGTTGTGTATACCTTTTTAATGCGTCATTATTAATTCTAAATGCAGATCCAAGAGGACCCAATAATGCCTTTCCTACATATTGTAAACCTGTAATTTTTGCTCCTAAGTTTTTAATTCTTCCTCCAGATATTTTTTCTGCAAAATTTTCAACGCCTTCGCTTTTCAATCCTTTTAGAAAATCTGGAATTACTCCTTTATTTCTCACATCTTGATATAATTTTTTAACATTACCTAAAGGACCTTTGTCTCTTTTTGGGTCGTATATTGAAGCAATATCTTTATCACTTGCTTCTAATCTTTTTGTTACTGCGCCATATTCTTTCTTATAATCATTTTTTTCAAATTTTTCTGCCCATTTTTCAACACCTGAAGGAGAATCTAAAGGATTTTTAAATCCTTTAGCAGTCCTTTTTGCAAAAGATATTCCTTGATTAATAATATTACTAGAAGCTGGTCCAGAACCTGCCGCAAAATCTTGAAGTTGTTGCTGACCATATTTAAAAATTCCGTTCAAAGCATTTCCGCCAGACCTTTTAGATTGAAGTGCTGCTTGATTTGCTTGTTGAATTAAATTTGATGGACCACTTCTCATAACAGCATTATATGCATTATTACCAACTCCAGAAAGACTAACCCCAGTTTTTCTTGCCAAATCATTTGCCCATTTATATTGTGAGGACAATCCTCTAATAATTTCATCAACAACTGGTTTTAACTTTCCACCAGATGCCCTATCAACTCCTTCATATATACTACCAATTGGTCCACCACCAGCAGCATGAGGAACTCCGCCAATTATTTTGGGTCTGTTTGTTCCGCCCCCTGCAGCGTTCATTGACATTAACTGGTCAACGCCATATAAATCTACGGCACCACGAGACATCACAAATTCACCATCACTCAGCATTGCTGGGACTTTATCTACTCCCTTTTCTCCACTTACAAATCCATTAAATCCACCACCACTAAATCCATAACCTTTTGTTTTTCCAGTTTGAAGTAATGAGATTTGCTCATCAATCTCAGAACCTTTTCCTTGAAGTTTTTCAAAAACATTAAGATTTGCTTTTTGGGTTTGAAGTTGTTGTATTTTATCTTTAGTAGATCCTGGTGCTTTTTTAGTTTCTTCTTCTTTTTTTCCAGTTAATCCAGGAACTAATTCAGCACCTGCTCCAGTCAAAAATAAAGCAGTTGCTGCAGCACCTAAAGGATTTCTGGCAATAAATTTAAGTAAACCAGGTATTGCAACTTTTCCTATTTGGATGATAAATCTTCCAAGCATTCCAACTGTTCCACGAACAAACGCGCCAAAAGTTGTTCCAAATAAAACATAGGCTCCCAATAAAGCAGGCCACCAATCACCAATAAATCTTATAATAGATTTTACTTTACTTGCATTTTTGGGATCTGCTAACCAATCAAGTAGTTTAATTACTACTCTACCAAGTAAGACATTAACAAGAAAATTTATTATTTTATCAAGAATAGATTTAACAGGTGCAATTATTTTTTCTGCAATCTTTTTTAGTCCTTCAAATCTTTTTTCTAATTTGTTTTCAGCAACGTCTCCTTTTTCTTTTTCTCTTCGTCTTCTATCATTCTCATTTGCAGAGTCAGACACTTTTTTTTGTGCCTTTAAAGTTTCAGCAATAGAAGATATCGTGTCTGCTATTGTTGATATTGTCTTATCTAAATTATCAGTAGACCCTCCAGGTAATTTTGCACCTATATTTGTCCCCCTAATTTGAGGACCTTGCAATTTAGAAATATTTTTAAGACTCTTAATCTTTTTAGATTGATTATTAACTATTTTTTCTAATGAACCTACTCTAATTACAACCTTTCTTACATGCCCCGCAAGATTTCCTATTGTTTTATGAAAACTCGCAAATTCTTTAGAAGATCCAAAAAAACTTTTACTTTTAAAATTTTCAACAGAAATTTTTGACCTTTTGACTTGTAATTTTAAATCGTTTAAGTCATTAGAAGTGGGCATTGTTCATCTGTTGCTGTTGTTTTGATTGCTCTTCTTCAAGATGTTGTTGTAACAATGTAACATAAACATCTCTTTCCCAAGGAATCATATTTTCAATCTCTGTTAATGAATATTTATGATATTGCATCAACGAAAAATTAAGACGAAAATAATTTTGAAGGTCCATATGGACCAAGGCTATGCGAAAAAAGATGCTAACCCTTCTAAAACAACTTCACTTTCAATTTCAGTAACTGGATTTTTAACTTTAATGGTATGAGAAAGTTTTGGCATCGTCTCAAAAAACTTTTCAATTTCCTTGAATTGTGATGAATTCATTGATTCTAAAAAGTCAGACAATTCTTTTTTAGTTACATCTGATGCAGACCAAACTTCATCTTCAGTATAAATTTTGTCAATGCAAGATCCAATCAATTCAAATGATTGGTCCATAGCATTTTTATCCTTAAAATCAAAATTGCTTTTGATAAATTGATCCAATGATGGATATTTCATTTCCATCATAATTGCAGAATCTACTTTAATTTTATTTGTATGATCTTCATTCTTTTGAACTTGAATATCGTCAAGGTTAATTTTTACTGGAACTTGCGTTTCCCCGTCATCTGGGCAAATGATATTAACCTCAAGTTCTTCTCCAACAGACTTACCACGAATATTAAGAAACAAATATTCAATATCAAATGTTGGAAGTGATTCTACTTTAATATTCTTTGTAAGAATACAATTTTTAATTACTGTCTTAATTGCGGTTGTAATTTGCTTTGTATCTTCACTTTCTAAAGCAATTACAAGCAGTTTTTCTTCTTTAACTAAAAATGGTCTATATTGAATTGTTTCTCCTGTTGATGGCAATTCAAGTTCATATGATGGAGTTGCAATCTTTGGTAAAGGCATAATGTCCTATAGAAATTTCAGGTGTGATTATTTATGGAGGATGGACAGATGGAAAAGTGACCACTCCAATAGTTTTTCTGTGAAAAATGCTTTATAATATAGAGACAAACAAACAAAACTATGAAACGCACATTTGCATCTCTCGTATTTCTATATGGTCTTGGTCTTTCCGGTTTATTTTTTACAGGTTTAGTTGCTGATATGGGAGCTTTAGATTTAGCATTTCGTAATGGATCAGAAAGAGCAGAACTTCGTCATCGCATCAATGTATTTGCAGATGGAACATGGTTTATGCTTGCAAATATCATAACAATCGCTGGAGCATATGGTACTTATTCAAGTGTTAAGAAAAAAAAGGAAGAAAATTAAATAGAATTAAAGAAAGCAAAAAGGGTCATTAAGACCCTTTTTTTATGCCTTTATTTAAAAGAATTTATTGTAATCTCTTCTTGCTGTCCAAATTGTGCTTGATATGCTCTTTCAAGACCAGGATCAGCATATCCAGGAGTTGCCCCACCAAGTGCTGCTTGTGCTCCTGCTTCAACTTTTGGATCTCCAAATCCATTTCCTTGTAATGGATTATTTGCTCTATTATAAGCAGCTTCCAATGCAGGATCTCCAAATCCACTTGGAGATTTTGAAGATGATTGATCATTTGGTTGTGTCACATCTTCTGTACTTCCCTGATTCAAAACATATCTAATATAAGTCATAGTTACAGTACATTTAAGTAAAGATGATGAATCATAAGAAACTGGCATTGAAGTTACAGAAGTTGGAAATGATTTTATAAATTCATACTCTAATGTCTGTCCTTTATAATCTCTTTCAAATTTTATAACTTTTAGTCCAGATGCAACATACTCTTCCACATATCTTGCTCTATAAAAGTAATGAAAATCTTTTGATCCTGAATTTTTATCACTTTGTTTTCCTCTGCTTTCATCTACAATAAATTTGATCCAGGTCTCAAAAAATCTAATTGGCAAATAATTCTCTGCATCAACATAGAAAGTGAAATCAATTCCCTCATCATAAACTCTTCTATATGCATGTCTTTCTGTTACTCCAGTAAAATCATTATTAATTTCAAAAGTTGCTAATCTTGATCCAGGAAGAGTTGCTTCGGAGCATAATAAATTCAATTGTTGTTGTTTATAATTTATTCCATTATATTTAAGAAATTTTGTAAACTCTCCATTGCTTGGTGCTGCAATTTCAACTTCAAAATGTGAAGTCAGTGCTGGTCGAAGTAGATTTGCTTTAATGGTTGCTACTGTCCTTTTAGTAGGCATTTATAAATACTTTTTGATCCGTTATATTATGTAGTAGAGATAATGGCAGAAAGTTATAAGAGCAAATATAAACCATCTTATCCAAACAAATATAAAGGCGATCCAAATAATATTATTTGTAGAAGTAGTTGGGAAAGACGTTTCTGCTCTTGGTGTGATCTCAATGAAAATATAATTTCTTGGGGTTCGGAAGAATTTTTTATTCCCTATGTGTCTCCTGTTGACAATCGGATTCATAGATACTTTCCTGATTTTATAATCAAAGTCAAAGAAAGTACGGGACACATTAAAACATATGTGATTGAGGTAAAACCAAAAAAACAAACTCAACCACCAAAACAAAAATCAAGAGTGACAAAAGGATTTCTTTACGAAGCAAAAACTTATGCAGTCAATCAGGCAAAGTGGAAAGCAGCAGATGAGTGGTGCAAAGATAGAATGTTAGAATTCAAGATTATAACCGAAGACGAATTAGGTATCAAATAATGGCAGAAGGTTTTGGTCAATACATAGGTGCTTATTCAAATTTAAGAATAAAAGAACTAAAAAAAAGAATTGCTGCATCAAATTCAAAAGATCCAGAAGATTTGATGCTGATTATTATTGATGTTTTTAAGGAAGAAGTATTACATCCAGAACCAGGAAAATTTTATACATTCATTTATAATGCAAAAACTCCAGGAATTGAATATGATCAACATCCT